TGCCTTTTCTTTTATAAACGCCCTGATTCTTAGGCAGGATTTAATTTATGAACAAGCGAGGAAGACGGTCAGCCGCGTCGCTTGAGATAGCAGCCATCAACGCCGGCGGTATGGCAAGTGCTCCACGAGCCAAGCCGCCAGCTGATTTGACGAAAGAGCAGGCAGCTGAATGGCTGCTTATCATCAACCGGTTGCCAGCCGACTGGTTCCAGGTAGAGACCCTCCCGTTGTTGGCAGCCTACTGCCGGCACATCGTCCAGGCACGCCGGGTCGCGAGTCTGATACAGGCTGCCGAGACATCGGACGAGTTTGACATTCACGAATACGACAAGCTGCTCAAGATGCAGGAACGTGAGTCAAGGGCCTTGGCTACGCTGAGTGTGAAGATGCGCCTATCTCAGTCCACAACCTACGACAAGTCGAAGAAGAAACCAGTCCAAACACGGAAGCCGTGGGAACTTGAGGGCTGACCGGAACATCGCGTGGATAGAGGAGCACTGCCGGATTCCGGAGGGGCCGGACGTCGGCAAGCGTGTGGTGCTCCGTGGGTGGCAGCGTCGAGACCTCCGCCGCATCTACGACAACCCGGCAGGAACACGTCGCGCAATACTGTCCTTTGGCCGCAAGAACGCGAAGACGGCCTTGTCAGCGTTCCTGTTGCTGCTCCACTTGTGTGGTCCCGAGGCTCGAGCGAACAGTCAGCTGTACAGCACAGCCAAGTCCCGTGACCAAGCTGCCGTCTTGTTTAGCCTGGCGGCGAAGTCCGTGCGGATGTCTGATTCGTTGGTCGACCACATCACGGTACGTGACACGGCTAAGCAGCTTGTGTGTCATGAACTGGGCACGGTCTACCGGGCGCTGTCCGCCGAGGCATCCACGGCGCATGGCCTGTCGCCTGTGTTCATCGTCCACGATGAGCTCGGGCAGGTGCGTGGTCCGCGCTCGGAGTTATACGAAGCACTGGAGACCGCCACCGGCGCCCAGGACCGTCCGCTGTCCCTCGTCATCTCCACGCAGGCGCCGAATGACAACGACTTGTTGTCCATTCTCATTGACGACGCCAAAGCCGGACACGATGACCGGGTGGTACTCAGCCTCTACGAGGCGCCAATGGATGACGACCCGTTCGAGGCCGACACGATTGCCAAGGCAAACCCGGCGTTCGGGGACTTTCAAAACGCTGAGGAAGTTCTATCGATGGCGGACGATGCCCGGCGCATGCCGGCAAGGGAGGCCGAATACAGAAACCTCATTTTGAACCAGCGCGTCGAAGCTAGTAACCCGTTCATCTCGCAAACTATCTGGGGCGAGAACGCCATGCAGCCGGCGGAGGACTGGGCATCCGCTGTGGTCTATGCCGGGTTGGACTTGTCCGAGGCCAGTGACTTGACGGCGTTTGTGTTGGTCGCTGTTATCGATGGCGACTTACACGTTCGTCCGACGTTCTGGCTGCCCGAGGAAGGCCTGGCTGCACGGGGTCGACGTGACCGTGTGCCGTATGACCAGTGGGTCGAGGAAGGCTACATCGAGACCACGCCAGGGCGGTCCATCCAGTACGAGTTCGTCGCTGCCAGCATCGCCCATCAATTTGAAGTAACGAACCTTCGCCGGGTGGCCTTCGACCGGTGGAACATTCGGCACCTCAAGCCGTGGCTCATGAAGTCCGGGCTGTCCGAGGGCTTCATTGATGACCACTTCGAGGAGTTCGGCCAAGGGTTCCAGAGCATGAGTCCGGCGCTGCGTGAGCTTGAGACGGTGCTACTTGACCGTCGCGTGTGCCACGGTGCCCACCCAGTGCTGACGATGTGTGCGGCGAATTCTGTTATAACCCGAGATGCGGCGGGCAACCGTAAGCTGGACAAGAAGAAATCCACCGGACGTATCGACGGCATGGTTTCGCTCGCAATGGCCGCGTCCCTGGCAGCTGCCGATATGAACCAGACCGAGGTCTACGTGGAAGAAAGGATATTAGCACTGTGAATTTCTTTGGCCTGGAGATTAGTCGCAAGGCGCGCACGCTGACGATTGACCAAATAATCAATCGGCTGGCTGCGCTTCACGAGACTACGTCCGGCATCGCGGTGACTCCCGAGAACTGCATGGAGTCGCCAACCGTTCATGCTGTAGTGACGGCGGTCTCCAGACGCATTGCGACGCTTCCGGTGCATGTAATCAGGCAGCGTACATCGGATGGCCGGACGGTTAAAGAAAAGCAGCCGAACCATCCTGTCGAAGCCCTGCTCAACAATCCGAACAGCTGGCAGAACCGGGTCACGTATTGGCTCGACGCCGTGTCCTGGCTGCTGCGTCACGGTAACCATTACGCGTTCATGGCACAGGGTGGTACTGGGCCGGTGCGGCGTCTCGAATCCATCCCCGCCGGTCACGTGCAGCCGTTACAAGACGATGAATTGAACGTGCTATATCGTGTGCAGCTAGCCGGTGGTGCTACACAGGATATGACACCGCAAGAGATACACCACGTGCGTGGCCCGGCTCGCAACGGCATCGCCGGGGATTCCCCGGTAACGGACGTCCGTGAGTCCATCGCGTTAGAGATAGCTGCCGAACGGTTCGGCGGTTCCCTGTTTGGCAACGGTGCGATGCCTGGCATTGTGTTCGCCTTCGCCGATGGCTTCGCGGGCTTTCGCAGTGACGCCGAGCGCAACCAGTTTGCCGAGGACTTCCACGAGAAGTTCGGACGCAGCCGGCGCTTTCGTTCTCTGGTCCTTCCCAAGGGCATGAAGATTGAAGATTCCGTCCCGGTGGAGAATGACAAGGCACAGTTCCTTGAGACACGGAAGTATCAGCGCACGGTGATTGCCGGCGCGTTCGGTGTTCCGCCGCATTTGGTCGGTGACCTGGAACGTGGCACGTTCAACAACGTCGAGCAGCAGAGTATAGAGTTTGTCCTGGGGGTGGTCCTTCCCTACGTTAGGATGTTCGAGGCAGCTATGGAACGTGACCTGCTGTCCGAACAGGACCGACGTGCGGGCATCAAGATACGGTTCAACCTGGACGGTGCCTTGCGCGGTGACTTCAAGACGCGGCAAGAAGGGTTGAAGATTCAGCGTGAGGCTGGGGTCATCAATCCGAACGAATGGCGCGAGGCGGAGAACATGAACCCCATTGATGACGACGACGGCGGCGAGACGTACTGGCGGGAAGGCCCATCGGGGCAAGGTTTAACCTCGGACGATGACGGCTCCGACGGCTCCGAGAACTGAGAGACACTACGATGCAGACAAACCACATCAGCATATCTCTGGACGTGAAGAACTTGGCGTCGCGTGAGTTCTCCGGCCTCGGTTCCGTGTTCCGCAACGTGGACCTTGGCGGCGACATCGTCGTGCCTGGCGCGTTCAAACGGTCATTAGCCGAGCACAAGTCCAGCGGCAGCTTGCCGCCCATGTTCTGGATGCACAACCCGGCACAGGTGCCCGGCGTGTGGAAAGAAATGCGCGAAGAAAATGACGGCCTGTTCGTCAAGGGTGAGCTTGTGGATACGCCACTTGGCAACGAGATGCGGACGCTGCTTCAGCACAAGGCCGTCCGAGGCATGAGCATTGGCTACAAGGCCAATGACATCGACTTCGATGAGGATGGCAACCGTCTGTTGAAGGACCTGGACCTGTGGGAGGTCTCGATTGTCAGCCTTGCAATGAACCCGCTGGCACAAGTAACAGCGGCTAAGTCACGGCTCTCCGTGCACGGAGAGTACATACCCACGCATCGCGAGTTTGAACGCATCTTGCGGGACGCCGGATGCAGTCGCAAAGTAGCGATGCAGATTGTGTCGGCTGTTGCCGACGCTGAAGACGATATCGACCACGAGTTGAGCGGGACGCCCAACTCCCTGCGGGATGCCGGTGCTGTCGATGAGGAGCAAATGAAGGCGGTTGCGGATGCACTGTCACGTCATGTTGACGTCATGGTGTCCGGAATCTTCCGTCTCTAATACAGCACATCACAGAACCGAGGTAACTCAAATGAGTTGGCAGAAAATTGCAGAATCGATTGACGCCCAGGCAACGGCGTTCGAGGAGTTCAAGAACACCAACGATGCCCGCATCGAGGCTATCGAGAAGGGTGACACGGTCAAGGCGGGCGAGCTTAACGAGAAGCTTGGCCGTATCGAGGTCGACCTGAAGAAGTTCGCCGAACTGAAGATGGAACTCGGCACGGAGATGGAATACCAGCGCGATCGCATCGAGGAGCTGGAGTCCAGAAGCAAGAGCCCAGGCAAGACGGCTGAGGACAAGCTCAAGGACGAGTACAACGACGCGTTCGAGAACTGGATTCGGAACAAGGGACAGAGCCCGAACGATGAGCAGCGGCTTCAAGACTTGAGCCGCAAGGCCATCGAGATGAAAGCCGTGTCGATTGCTACCGGTGCAGCCGGTGGCTTCGCGGTGCCGGAACAGATTGGCACCGAGATTGCGCGGCTCGAGAAAAAGTTCTCCCCGGTGCGTGACTTGGTCAAGGTGGTCGCAGTCGGGACGTCGGACTACAAGGAACTGGTGAACATTCGCGGCGGCAGTTCCGGGTGGGTCGGTGAAGCCGGTACCCGGTCGGAGACGAACACACCGCAGCTGCGCGAGGCAGCCCCGACGTTCGGCGAGCTCTACGCTTACCCGCAAGCGTCGGAATGGTCTCTGGACGATGTGTTCTTCAACGTCGAACAGTGGCTTGCCGAGGAAGTGGCGCAGGAGTTTGCACTTCAGGAAGGCAGCGCGGTCATCAGTGGCGACGGGACGTCCAAGCCCACCGGCATGGTCAACAGTGCACCGACGGAGGTGGCGGACTTCAACTCTCCGCTACGTGCTGCCGCAGTGTACGAGTTCATTGCGAGCCTCGGGGACGACTCCCCGGTGGTGGCCGAGGTCCAGGCCGATTCGCTCATCTCGCTTGTCTACAAGCTGAACAGCATGTACCGGGCAAACGGCACGTTCGTGATGAACTCAAACACCACGGCGGCGGTACGCAAGCTCAAGGACACGCAGAACCAGTACCTGTGGCAGCCTGGGCTTGCCGGTGGTGAGCCTGACCGGTTGCTCGGGTACGACCATCGCACCTGGGAACAGCTGGACGACATCGGGACCAACAACCTCCCGATCGCGTTCGGTGACTTCCGCAAGGGCTACGTGCTCGCAGACCGGGTAGGCCTGCGTATCACGCGCGACAACGTCACCAACGTCGGCTTTGTTCGGTTCTACATTCGCCGCCGCGAGGGTGGCACCGTGTTGAACAACGACGCCATCAAGTGGATCAAGACCACCATCGCGTAGTCACAATCTGAAGGGAGGAACCGGGGCCGGCTCACGGGCTGGCCCCGGTACGGCATGAAGCATCGAATTGAATTGCTTTCTGTGTTCCGCGACGTGCGGCGTATTTGGTACCCCGGCGTCTACCGGATTCCGGAAGATATGAGCGATGACCTGGCACAGGACCTTCTGCTGAACGAGTTGGCTATCAAGGTCGGCCCGCGTATCGAGAAGAAGGTAATCCAGGTCGACCCTTCGCCAGCCCCTGGCCTCCAGTCCCGAGAATCTGGCCAGGGGAAACCGTCGCAATCATCGCTAGCGGGCCGTCGCTCACCGGCGAGCAGGTCGAGTACGTCAAAGGCAAAGCGCGAACGGCCGTAATTAACACCACCTACCGGCTCGCCCCGTGGGCTGACCTTCTGTATGGCTGCGACGCCACGTGGTGGGAAGTGGAACGTCCCACGTTTGCCGGTCTCAAGGTGTCACAGGATGATGTCGGCAACGGTGTGCAACACATCGAGAGCCGGGACCGGCCGGGGTTGTCCTTTGACCCGATGTACATACACCAGGGCTGCAACAGTACGTTTCAGGCTTTGAACCTTGTCATGCTGATGGGTGCTTCCCGTGTTGTGTTGTTGGGCTGTGATATGGGGGCCTCGCCCGAGGGGCGCGTCCATTGGCACGGTGACCATCCCAAGGGGCTGAACAATCCGCAGCAACGTAACTTCGACAACTGGGTGGCGGCGTTCGCGGGTGCTGTCGAAGACCTCGCGGACGCCGACGTGGAGGTAATCAACTGCACGCCTACCAGCGCGCTTCATTGTTTCCCCAAGCACCAACTAGAGGGCATCTTGTGACAACCATCATGGACACGGTGCGAGCTGCCGAGCAGGCCAAGTACGACGTAGCGTACAAGCTGCCTAACTACAGAATGGGCGACCGTCGCATGGTGGATGCCATCAAGGACCTTCGCGACCTTCCATGCCGGGGCACCTATCTCGATGTCGGGTGCGGCCGGGGTGAGATGCTGATACATGCTCGCGAGCTTGGCTTCACAAGTTACAAGGGTACGGAGGTGGTGGCGGACCTCATTGACGGCAGCACCGTGGTCGAAGCCCAAGGCCATGACTTGCCGTTCCCGGATGATGCGTTCGACGTCGTTAGCCTGTTTGACGTCATCGAACATTTGCCACCGGGAGATGATGAGCTTGTGTGCCGTGAGTTACACCGCGTCGCGCGGCGCCATGTTGTGCTGACAGCGAACAATCGTCCCTCGCGTCTGCCGTCTGGCGAAGACCTCCATATCAACATTCGGGCGTATGACGAATGGGACCGGATGTTCCGCCGGTGGTTTGATGGGGCCTTGATTACGTGGCTCAGTGAGCAGCGTCAGTATGTGTCCGAGGGCTGGCGGGTGGATGTGTGATGCGAGCCGCTGTGGTCATGTCGCCGGGTATGGCTCATCACAAGCGTTGGTGTGGTGCGATGGCCGCCGGGCTCGAGCGGCACGGCATAGACGTAGAACTACGTACAAGCGCGCCCGGCTCTGGGGGTGACTTTGCCGTGTGCTGGGGGTGGCGTGCTGGGGCTGAACTACGCCGTGCCGGGCTACCGGTCCTGGTCATGGAGGCCGGGCACCTACCTAACCGGCTGGAATGGGCCTCGTGTGGCTGGAATGGCCTGGGACGCCACGGAACGTATCCGAGGGCTCAGGACAGGGGCGAACGGTGGGAACGTCACTGGGGCCATTGTGTGAAGCCCTGGCGCGTATCTGGGGGCTATACGCTGGTACTGGGGCAGTGTGTAGGGGACGCCGCCCTAGCTGGCTTGCGTCTCCCGTACAACCTGTGGCTTGAGGCGCTGGTTGAGGAGTTGGTGGCCCTTGGTCATCGGGTGATGTTTCGGCCTCATCCCTTGGCACGGGGTTCGTTCTGCCCCGGCAAGGCCGAACGTGCCGGTGTACATTCCCTGGTGAGCGATTTGTCTGGAGCGGGCATGGCTGTGACACACAATTCCACGGCAGCCGTTGAGGCTGTTCTTTACGGTGTGCCGACTGTTACCCTGGACGAGGGTGCTATGGCGTGGCCGGTGTCGACTCATGACGTGGCCTTCCCGGTTGAGTACCCAGACCGAGCCGCTTGGTGCACAGACCTTGCGTGGTCTCAGTTCACGGAGAACGAGGTGGAAAGTGGGGCAGCGTGGGATAACATCTGGCACGCGATGCCTACAAGCAACGGGACCGAATTGAGGAGCATGAATTATGGCTGACGGAGTATGCAACATTGCCAAAGGCCGCGCGAAAGAATACTACGATCGCGTGAAGTCCAACGACCCAACCGGCAGCGTTCTTACGCTGATTCTTTTCACTGGTACGGAAGCCGATGACGACATCGAGGCGTTCGACGACATCGCCGCGTTGTTGGCTGGGACGCTTGCGCGGCCGACGGATGGCAGCTACGTGGACAAGGACCTCACTGACGTAGACCTTGCGGCCACACCGGCGCCGGATGACAGCGCGGACGACAATTCGTACACGCTGCCGAACACCACGTGGACGGCGCTGGCTGGCGGCGAGAGCATTACACGCATGGTGGTCTGCTACGATGACACTGGCGCCAGTGCGGACGCGGCGCTGATTCCGTTGACGTTCCACGACTTCGTGCTGACGTCGAACGGCAGCGACGTGACAGCGCAGTTCGGAGCGGACGTATTCACCGCAGCATAGGCGCCCCCTCGCGCCTGGGAGTCTCTTATGTTCGATCGCGGGGATCCGGCTGATCTCTTGTCGTTGCAGACCGAGGTGACGACTGATCCGATCGCTATGGGCTATGACGCGTCGGGACCGACGCAACCGCTATTGAAGCTCTTGAATGACGCCGCATTAAACGTCGGCGGTGATACTGCCGGACGGCTGTTTGACGTGGAGTCGATGATGGACGCGTATGATCCGCAGGACCTCGACGCCCAGCAGGCACCGCCCGGGCTTGCCAACTATGTTCATACTCTGGTCGAGGTGTTCGGCTCTGGGATTGAGATCGCGCAGTACAAGGCGCAATTCCGGGCACTGTTCGCCCTGATCCCTAATTCCACTACTGTGTCGGCACTTGACGCGCAAACGGTGGCGTTATCGCGTGCCGAGGTGCTTTTCGGTCAGGGAACTGTGATCAGCCGCGAGGACTGGACGGCGGCGAGGGATAGCTGATGGCGACACTGAATACCAGTTACCAAGCGATTGCTACCGCGATCGCGATCACGTCGGCGGATGGGAATAACGACGACACATGGTGCAGTAGCGCACTGGTGGATAATCAGGTAAACCTTTATATCGATGCGCTGGTGGGCGGATCGATTCAGGCGGGAACCCTCGCCGCGGCGGGGCAGATCGACATTTACGTGGCGGGTTCATGGGACGGCGTTGACTTCACGGCTGGCGTCGACGCGGGGGACGCGGACATTACATGGGGGACCACCGGCAGCACCCATGTCGATGGATATCGTCAGTTGCGCCTGCTGGGCATTGCGAATACTGCCGCGACCGACGACAACACCGATATATTGTTTGGTCCGTTTTCGGTCGCGGCGGCGTTTAGCGGGCAGATGCCTCTCGAGTGGTGCGTGGTAATCCACAACAACACAGGCGCGGCGTTTCATGGCACGGGGACAAACAATCACCTGGAGTACACCGGCATAGAGTTGGATTCGGTGTGAGCGCGCCTGATGCGCCCCTCTCGCACGCGAAGCAATAATTCCAACCTCGCGCCTGCCTGGCCGTACGCGGTCGATCGTCAGCATCCGCTGGCCGAAGGGCTGGTTGGCTTCTGGTTGTTCGGTGGTAACTACTGCATCGACGCTGTTACCGGGCGGTCGATGCTCGCGCGCGCCGGGGTCGTTCAGAACCAGCCGAAACGGCACAAGCACACAGATTCCTTTGTTTACTGGTCGCCGGGCGCGGTGGATACCGGCGGCTGGTACTGGCCTAGCGTCACCGCGAGCGACCCCTGGTCCCTGTCGGGCTTGTCCAGTGCGACATGGGCGTTCCGGGCGTATTTTGATGAGACGGGACACAATGAGAATTTTATCCGCATCCTGGACAAGTCAACCGCCGGCAGTGGCGGCGGCGGGTATACGGTCTATGAGACGGCTAATCGCGTGGTGTGCCGGTTTGACGGCGACGCCAACCAGTTCGATGCCGATAACCAGTTCGCGGAGGAATGGCGCGATTACGTCGTCACCAGATCCGGGACCACCGGCACGATTTACGTCGACGGCGTTGATCAGACTTCCGATTCGGTAACGGACGTTGCCACATTCCCGACCACGACGGCGGATCTGGCGATCGGTCTCGCCGCGCCGTCGTGGGCTGCGCAGGAAAAAACCTGGGACGGTGGGATCGCTTATGTAGGCATGTGGGCGGATCGGGTGCTCGACGCCCGCGAGAGTGCTTATCTGAGGGATAATCCTTTCGGCTTTGTTTACGGTGTGCGGCCACCGCTTTACTCGTTGCCTGTGGCCGGCGGTGGCCAGTCAATAGCCGTCACCGGCGCCACGGAAACGGACACGGCTGCTGCTGTCACGGTCTCCCTCGGTACGCTCACCGTCTCCGTCGGCGCCGTTACCGAGACGGACACTGCGTCGGCTGTCACGGTTAGTCTCGGCACTCTCGATGTGGTCCCCGGTGTAGCCACCGAGACGGACACGGCCTTCGCTGCCACCGTCTCCCTCGGCACGCTCACCGTCGCCGTCACCGGCGCCAGTGAGACGGACACCGCGTCGGCTGTCACGGTGGACCAGGGCGGGCAGAACATCGCCGTCACTGGCGCGAGTGAGACCGATACCGCCTTCGGCGCCACCGTCTCCCTCGGTACGCTCACGGTCTCCGTCGGCGCCGTTACCGAAACGGACACCGCGTCGGCTGTCACGGTAGGTCTCGGTACTCTCACCGTGGCCGTCACTGGCGCCACGGAGACGGACACGGCCTTCGGCGCCACCGTCTCCCTCGGTACCCTCACCGTGGCCGTCACTGGCGCGACCGAGACGGACACGGCGTCGGCTGTCACGGTAGGTCTCGGGGCTCTTACCGTCTCCGTCACCGGGGCGACCGAGACCGATACCGCAGCCAGCGTCACGGTGGACCAGGGCGGGCAGTTCGTTGCTGTTGGTGCCGTTACCGAGACCGACACGGCAGCCAGCGTCACGGTGGGTCTTGGTACTCTCACCGTCGCCGTCACTGGTGCCACGGAGACGGACACCGCCTCGGCGGTCACGGTGGACCAGGGCGGGCAGTTCGTTGCTGTTGGTGCCGTCACCGAGACGGACACCGCTGCTGCTGTCACCGTCTCCCTCGGTACGCTCACCGTCTCCGCCGGTGGAGTTACCGAGACGGACACCGCCTCGGCTGTCACGGTCTCTCTTGGTGCCCTCACGGTCGCTGTCACCGGGGCGACGGAGACGGACACGGCCTCCGCTGTCACGGTGGGTCAAGGTGACGTCGTCGTTGTCACTGGCGCGACCGAGACGGACACCGCCTTCGCCGTCACTATCAGCCTCGGTACTCTCACCGTGGCCGTCACTGGCGCCACGGAGACGGACACGGCGTCACCCGTGGTGGTGTTTAACCCCGGATTGCTGCAGCCAGGCGAAGCCGCTTTCGCGGGTACCATAAGCGGCGCTGTGGAAACCTGTGCCGTTCGCGGCGCCGTCATGAGTTAGGAGTAGCCATGCCCACCATTGCACGCGACATTGATGACCGGGAACGGTTCACGGTGACGTTTACCGATATCAACGGGGCGGCGGCTGACCCGACGACGGTGACAATCAAGGTACGCCCACCGGACGGTGCCACGGTAACGGCTGTGAACACGGACAGCCCCGTGCTTGTCACCAACTCCGGTGTAGGCGTCTACTACTACGACTACACGTACAGCCAAGAAGGGCGCCACTTCATCGAGTGGTCCGGCGGCGGCGCCTTAGTGGCTGCGGTTTCTTCCGAACGATGGGTGAGGCGGTCTAATGTCACTTGAGCTTGTAACTGCACCAGCTGTCGAGCCGCTGTCCCTCGTGGAGGCTCGAGACCACATCCGCGCGTCCGAATGCACCGACGGCATCGAGGACGCGGCCATCGAGGGTCTTATTGCGGCAGCTCGGGAAGTGCTGGACGGGCGGGACGGTTATCTCGGGCGGCAGATGATAACGGCCACGTGGGACCTGTTTCTAGACGAGTTCCCGGTGGTGGATTTCATCCGGTTGCCACTGCCTCCGATTCAGTCCATTACCTCGATTAGCTACGTGGATGTGGACGGCAACACGCAGACGTTCGACGCGAGCAACTATGCGTTAAGCGCGGACAAGACGTGGCGCCCTCGGGTGGACCTTGCCTATAACTCGTCTTGGCCTGGAACCCGTGACATACGCGACGCCGTGACTATTCGGTTCGTTGCCGGGTACGGATTACAAGCTGCCGTGCCGGCTCCACTACGCCAGGCAATGCTGCTGCTTATTGGCAACTGGTACGAGAACCGAGAGCATACCGTCATCGGTACCATCGTCAGTGAGCTGCCTATGGGTGTGAACGCGTTGCTGTCACCGTATCGGGTCATCGAGCTTTCATGAGGATTCGAGCAGGCAGACTGCGGCGCCGTTTGCATCTCCAGCAAACAAACCAAACACGCACAGCGTCCGGTGGCTATACGGATGTGTGGACGACAACGGCCACGGTGTGGGGTTCCATCGAGCCCTTGCGTGGCCGTGAGTACTTCGAGAACGCCCAGGTGCAAGGGCAGACCACGCATCGTATCGTTATCCGGTATCAATCGTCTGTTGATTCCAGCTATCGTGTGGTGGATGCCTGTGACAGCCGCGTGTTCAACATAGTGGGCGGACCCATCAACCCGAACGATCGCAACGTGCTGCTCGAACTCATGGTCAAGGAACAAGACACATGACGCTAGCCGTAGATATCAAAGTCCTGGGCGTGCCGGAACTGGAGAAGGAATTAAAGCGGCTAGAGGCTCGAGTCCAGCGGACTATTGTCCGGTCAGCCTTACGCAAGAGTGCCAAGCGTGTGCGTGGCTACGTTGTCGAGAACCTGTCTAATGACAAGGTAAACGTGCGAACCGGAAGGCTACGCCAGGCGTTTCAAGAGACGTCTATCCGTGGGTCTTCGCGCCGAGGCTTTATCCGTCTCGGTATTGCCTTTCCGGAACGTGAAGCGTTAGGCATCGGGCCGTTTGATAAGTACTACTACCCGACGGCGGTGGAGTATGGCCACGGTGAGGTCCGGGCCTATCCCTACATGCGGCCGGCCGTGGATGAGCACCGCAGCCTTGAGGTGCTTCTCATCGGTCGCGACATTGGCAGGGCCATTGAAAAGAAGGCGGGGCGATGAGTATCGAGACCGCCATCTATACATACCTCGGAGGCATCGGGGCTGTGACGGCGTTGGTGTCGTCGCGTATCTATCCTGTCCAGGCTCCGCAAGGGTCCGTGCTGCCGTACGTCATACAGACACGTGTCAGCACTAGGCGTTCGCCGGGCATCTCACGCCCGAGCGGTATGGTCCGGGCACGGATGCAGCTAGATGCCTACGCTGCCACACCGGATGGCGCCCAGGCTGTGGCCGACGTTCTGCGTGATAACTTGGACGGGTGGCGTGGCGCCACGATGGGCGCGGAGTATGTTGTCAGTGTCAATCTCGATGACGAGGATGTAGGCTTTACGCCGCCGAGCGATGGCGGTGACCCTGGTGTGTATCGTATATCGGCAGACTACATTTTCCTGTTCGGCGAGACTGGCACGGCTGTCTAGCGTTTGGCTTCTTTACTCAATACGCCCGTCGCAGCGGGTCCGCTTCTGGAGATTTGAACGATGGCACTACCTACAACTATCAGTTCCCAAGGTGCAACGATTGGCTTCGGCACGCAGACGTACACGGCGGAGGTACTAACGTTCGCGCCGCTCGCCGGTGCTACGTTGCCGGCAAAGGACGTGACGAACCTCGCTACCACGGGAGCGCGACAGTTCAAGCCAGGCACTCTCATCAATTACGAGACGATGTCCATGACCGTCTTGTTCGATGGCGTGCGGCCGGTCATGGGCGTCGCTGAGACCATCACGATCACGTTCAACGACGGCAACAGCCCGAACCCGACCATCATCGGGACAGGCTTTGTGGAGGGGTTCAGCGTGGACGCCTCGGGTGGTGATGAGGACGAGACCACTGCCGAGCTCACTATCCGTTGGGACGGTGACACAGCGCCCGCGTTCGCATGAGCAAGGCCGCCTTCCTGGAGCGGCGCGTGGTGTCTTTGTCACACCAGGACAAGACGTATCACGTGCGGCCGCTCACTGGGCTACAGCTTGAGACCTTTCTAGGCACGGAACGTGACGAGGAACTTGATGGCGTGAACGCCTTGTCCCGAGTCTGCTGCTACTGTGCGTGCGACCAACACGGCACGCGGCTGTGGGATGATAGTGACGTCGAACTGATTCGCCGCGAGGTGGACTTCGACGTGGTCAAGGTTGTAGCCGAGAAGGCACTGGAGGTATCGGGACTCGGGGACTCGGTGGGAAACGGTTAAGGGGGCGCCCGTTCCGCATGTTCTTGCACCACCTCGGCGCGATGGTGGGCGAGGCGGATACCGACAAGCTGGCGTCCCTTCCAATGGACGTACTGATGGACTGGCAGGCATACATAAGCGCAAGGAACGACGACGGTGACAAGGGGCAGATGAATCCTTCGTCAGCGTTAGAGTTCTTCCGCACGGCTTACGGGCAGAAGTAGATGGCACGCACGGTAGCGTCATTGTCGGTTAGCATCACAGCCAGCACCCGAGGGCTGATGCGGGGGCTGCGTGGTGCTAGCCAGATAGTCGGCAAGTTCCGTTCCGACGTTGTGCGGCTGGGTACCCGGTTAGCCAAGCTGGGCACAGGACTGGCCACGATAGGCGCCGGCGCTGTCGGCTTCGGTTTGGCACGGACCATCAAGAGCCTGTCCGACCTTGCCAAGACCAGTGACAAGCTGTCGATTGAACCAACGCCGCTGATTGCGTTGCGTGATGCAGCCCAGGAGTCTGGGGTCCAGGTCCGTGTATTCGATATGGCTATGCAGCGTATGCTGCGGCGTGTACAGGAAGCGAGTCGGGGAACGGGTGAAGCTAAGGACACGCTGAAAGACCTGGGACTGAACGCGCGGCTGTTGGCAAAGCAGAAGCCAGAAGAACAATTCGTTGCCATAGCCAAGGCGATGGACCAGGCATCGGAAGACGGCTTGGACTTGTCTCGTGCCATGAAGCTGTTCGACTCCGAGGGCGTGAAGGTCATCAACACCTTGCGCCTGATAAATGAGAAGGGCTTGGACAGCTTTATCGATGGCGTACGCAGGTCCGGTCGCGAGGTATCGCGTGCGCAGCTTGACCCGGCGGAAAGTGTCGAGGACCGAATCAAGCGGCTAACCGACAACATTACCGGGTTGTTTGTTCGCCTGGCAAAGGCGGTCACGCCGTCGCTTGACCGTATGCTTGAGAAGCTGGAACGGTTTACACAGGACCCCAAGAACATCCAGAAGATACAGGACGCGTTCAGGGACCTGGCGGCTGAGATAAACAAGGCTGACGAGACTCTGCGTTCTTTCTTCAAGTTTATCGAAGAGAAAGCAGCCGGCGTCAAAACGTTTGGCTCTGATGTATCGAAGGTCACAAGTGCTATCGGGACAATGGCTGGAGGGATAGCGGCATCTGTAAGGGAGAACTTTTCCGGCGGCAACATTGCTGGCACACCAGGGCGCGGCGTCTTCGAGCAAGCACTTGATGACGCCACACAACAGCTGGGCGATATACCCGATCGCATCAAGGCCACGGCCGGCGAGCTCATGGACGGGGCTCTGGAATGGGGGCGCGAACTTCGGCGAAGTGTGCAAGGTGTCATGGACGACTTGACAGGCCGTGCACCGGGAGGCGGTACAATCCGACGGTCAAGCGATGGCGGTGTCACAACGCTCGGCAACCCCGAGGCTGTGAACCAGCTGCGGCAAATTAATGACACACTGAAGCGCGGCGTCGGGTTCGGAACGAATCCCTCCGCGCTGCCACCGGGCACAATGATTATCAAGGTACAGGGATGACACAGGTCATCAAGGATGTCGTTGAAGGCACGCTGCGTCGTGATATCGATGGCTGGTCTGCGACACGTGTCTTCGTGGTGGAGTTGAGCCCCGGAGGTAATCCGGTAACCGCACAGCATCGAGCGATGACGGCATCCGGTGTGCCCTCGTTCGGTGACCCTCATCCGGCGGTCCCTAGCATCACCGTCTCGTCCATCAACGTAGCCCATGACGAACGCCTGGACCCGCTGCAGTTTGCTATCAGCGTGGATTATGGCGGCGACACGGCCGGGACTGTGCCGGGTTCCGAGAACTCAGGTATCAAGGGCATCGAGGTCAACACCTCCACTGTCACCATCGAGACGCTGCGCGACTGGAAGGGCAACATTATGTCGTTCAAGTACGTGGGGCCGGAGTTCCTGCTCCAGTTCAACTCGCTCGAGCCGCCAACGACGAGCCGCTTTGTTGAATCCATCAACGCCGAGCCAGCACAAATTGATGTGCCGACATCGGTGGTGACGGTTACCCGTTCCAGGAATCGCCCGTCGCACGTTATATCCCGCGACGTTGCTGGTACCACCAACGACTCGAAGTGGTCCGGCCTCGGTACACACAAGTGGCTGTGTATGGGTATCGACTCCAGTACGAACCAGTCCGGCGGCTACGACTGGCGATACATCTTTGCCGTGGCACCACGCATCCCAGGCATCGACACGTGGCAGTTCCGGTCCGAGACTATCCGTAATAGTTCATGGGTCCGTCAGGATGCCTCACTCGGCAACGGCATAGCCTTGTTCAACGTTTACAAGCCAGTGAACTTCCGGTCCGCATTCGGCTTCGAGCTGCCAGCATGACGACATTGACACAGAACTTAATCGCGGAGATTAGCGGCGACACAGAGCCGACCTTGCTACGCTCGCGTTATGTGAAGCAACTAGTCCGGGCGGTCAACAAGAACACGCTGGCCATCGGTCCGCCACGTAGCGCCGGCTCTCCCGTCACTGATGAGATTGTTCGGCAACAAGCTCTTGGTGAAACGGGGACGGAGACGGACGTACCGGTACCTGCCGATAACTTCTTCTCAGTTGAACGGTTTATCGAAGCGTCGAGGAAGACTTCCACGGTACGGGTCGAGAATCCGGAGGATGCCACGCAGTGGGTCGACGTGGCGCGAATCGATGAGGTGCTTCTTGTGTCCCTGGAAGGACACATCATCACGCTTGAATTCACGAACACGAGCGAGTAAGCAATGGCAGACAACTATTACACCGGCAAGGCCAAGGCGATCGTCCAGATATCGCGCGTGACGGTCAGTGCCTACGATGCGGCCACCACGTATTCGCTCACGGTCAACGGCATCAGCATCACCGCTATCGCTGCTGGCTCTGCGGCGGCTACAGCGACAGCCCTGGCGGCGGCTTGGAACGCGAGCACGCAACCGTACTTCTCGCCCGTGACGGCATCGACTGACAGCAGCCCGGCGGTGGACGTCCTGTTGACTGCGGACGAGGCCGGGTTCCCGTTCACGGTCACGTCATCGGTGAACGGTGGCTCTGGAACTATCAGCAGCGTTACCGACGACGCCGTGGCTACTGGGCCGTACCACTGGAACAACGCCGACAACTGGAGCACAGGGTCCGTGCCTGGTAACGCCGACAACATATTCATTGCGCTAACCGGTGCGCGGCTGTGTTGGGAGATTGACCGGAGCGGCGACTCACCGGCAGAACTGTGGACCAGGCTATCCCTACGCGGCGATGCCCGTGTTGGCCTGTCGTTCTCTGGTGTGGCTACCAGTGCCGACGGTGACACCGTCTCAAGCGAACAGCCCGAGTACAGATCGCAGTACCTCAAGGCTGCTATCACAACGGTAGATGCGGAGTACGACCCGACGGTAGCCGTTATCACAGGCAGCGGGCGTCTACACATCCACAACACGGCCGTAGCTGCCAGCATCACAACCATCGCCGCCTCAGCCTCGGCGGCAGCGGACACGACCCACCCGGCTGTGTGTCTGTTGTTCGACGATGCGGACGCGGACCTGTATGTCACGGACGGGCGAGGCGGTGCGGGCGTGGGTGTGGGCAACCCCGGTGAGACGGCGACCTTCGGCGACCTCGTGGTGGACGATGACACCAACGTGTCGCGCGTGTTCCTGGGCAAGGGTGTCACCCATTCCACGGTGCAGCAAAGCGGTGGCACGGTGGACTTGGATGCGGCAGCTACCATGCCGGCGATAACTATCGACAACGGGACGTGCTCCGTCCGTGGCACACAGGCCGTGACGTCGTTGACCGTGAACGGTGGGACGGTCATTTGTAACACCACCGGTACGATTAGCACGTTGACTCAAGCGGACGGGTCCGTGGTGGACTTCCACCAGTCGGGTCGTGCGCGCACGGTCACCACGTGGAACTACAACGGCGGCCAGCGCCGCATTGATGACTACGTCACCATCACCAACGACAACCGCAGCGGCCGTATCACTGAAACAATCGGCTAATGAGTACCGTCATCTACGACGAGGGGCCGTTCCGGAACTGGGTCGGCGTCAGTTTCCCTGCTGACTTTTTCGTGGGCTCGCTCCTGGCGATGGACAACGCCGGCAACATCTACACGTTTGACCTCGATACGCTCGACACCGGCCGCGGCCCGATTGCTACGGGCAAGGCAGCGGCCGGTGACATTGACGCGGTGTCTACCAGTGGCACGTTTTTCATATGCACGGCGGGCAACGATCTCACCGCGTGGGACACCGGCGCTAATCTGCTGTGGGATAAGAACATCACCGGAATCACGCGCGCGTGCGCCTACGTCGGCGAGCGGGTGTTCATTGGCACGAGCATCAACCTGAATAAGGAAACATGGATTGAGGCGCGTGATCCGAACAATGGGGACCTGCTGGACTCGCTGCAATTAGAGGATGGGGTGCCCGGTGGTGTGTTTACGGATATGCTGGGCTTGACGACGCTCGCCGGCAGTCTGTTCGCGCTGACCAGTATCGACCCGGGCGACGCGACGCGGGATATCACGCTGCATAAAATCAACCCGGCAACGCTGACGGTTCTCGATAGCCTGGCGCTCGGCAATTTTACGACCAGCGAAGAACGGCCTGACAAGCTCGCGCGTGGCCTGACCTATCTCTATGTCACGCGTCGCGACGGCACAACCTATCCCTATCATGCTGCGTACACCGCCGCGCTTGTTGCCGTTCCGTCGGCTGACTTCGACGCGGATATCGGATTCCGGGAGGGGCTCGCGGTCGACGACGACAACAACGCTTACCTGAAGAACGACTCGAACCTGAAGCAGATTGATCGCCGCAATCTATTCACTGCGGCCGTGGAGGACACCTCGGCGGCGATGGCTGGCAATCTGCAAGCGTTGACGATTGTTGACACCGGCGGCGTTGTGGCGCCGGTGATCGACGCGCTCGGTGATGATGCCGGCACCGTGTTCGTGCCCTACACGCGCACGCCGTCGCTCGACGTGGGCGATCCCGTCGTGGTGTGGTCTTTTGTTTCGGCACCGGCCGGGGCGACGATCGTCGGGAGCTCCGGCAAAGTTGACTACACCGCAGTGGTAGAGGAAACCGTGACGTTCGACATTCAGGCCACGAACAGCGAGGGGTCCGATACGGAATCATGGCAAACGACGTTCACGAATTTCTAAGCCATGCTTAATGACGAAGACTGTTCCTTTACGCCTGCCGTTGTGCCGGAGTAGCTCACACTTCTTTACACACTGGCTGTGCTGAATGTGTTAGGTATGTTCGCATGAACGACACGAACGGCAAGCGCGTGACAGACTGGCGCAGCATTGTACTGGCCCTGCTTATGGGCCTCGTGGGTGGTGGGAGCATTCCCGTCCTGGCACCGCCTATTGTGAGGCCGGACCCTTTCTTCGGAGAACAGGCGAAGGCACTGGAGATGCGCATCGAGGCACGTCGCAAGGACGCGCTAGATAGGCTGCGTCTGGAGATGCGCGTCAAGCTGCCACCGTTTGCCACACGGCGCCGCATCCTGGCTCTGGAGGAAGCTGTCCGCGTGATACAGCCAGGCTATCGCCCACCGTCAAGCCTGTGGCACGACGAGTGATGTGGCAGAAAGCAAAAGCACGACATTGTCCCGAGTGCTGGGCGTGGTCTCGGTTGCGTTAGCCCGGCTCGAGCGCGTCACAGAGCACCAGTGGCGAATCGCTCGTATCTACATGCTGCTGTCACTGGTACAGACCATCGTCACCGGAACGTTGCTGACCGTGTTACTTGTTGTGACGTAGCAATGCCTTGAGGCTGTCGAGGTGTTCCTTGGTCTCTCGCAACGATGCTTGGAGCATCTCGGCACGTGCTAGTGCTGCGTCACGTTCGGCGAGTGCCGTCGTCAGTGCCCGTTTCAGTTCCAGGATGCGAGGAGCCACGCGGGCAAGCTCAGCGTCGCGGCCTTCGTCCATTGCCCGGTTGATGTCTTCGTGTGTGTACGTCTGTTCGTTCATCAGCAACCTACTCAGGAACGGGCAGGCAATGTAGTCCGGTCCCATACTTCTTGTTAGCTCCGGGCAAGTAGATTCCAATCGATGCCTGCAGCTGGCTGAAGCAAGTCTCTATCGGTACGACAGGACCACGGATTAGGATCGGGGTGTTGGTGGGGTCCGCAAGAAGCACCACGGTGAATATCAACTGCGCGAGCATCGTTCCTTCCCTTCTTGCCCTCGGTATCGCGGGAACCCGTCCTTGTCTCGACGCTGTGCACACCGGGTGGTGAGCCTGGCGGCATGCGGCCACCCGTAGGCTAGGCAGCGGCATACCTCGAAGCGTGCTTGTGGCAGTCTTCGCTGTATGACGTCGGGCGTTGGCAGCTTGTCCAACCAGCCAGGATGTATCAGGCGCTGGCGGTCGCGGTAGCCATAGTCAACTATCATCGTCGTTGTTCTCCATGTTGTCGGCGTAGTCCACGGAAAGAACCAACTGCCCGAACATCACATCAACCTTGCACTCCGTCACGGGTACAACCCTGCTGTTGATGACAGCGACCACCGCAAGGTCCTCGCTGTATAGCGTTCTGTCGGCAAGTAGGTTCTGAATATCTGACACGTGGGTGGTCATGGTGTTGCTTCCTTTAAGTGGCCCCAGTTCGGGCCTGCGGCTTGTGTGACTCGGACGGGAACACGAAGTGGCAAACTGTTTTCCATGATGTGCACCAACTCTCGCCAGGCCGGGTCACCGGGGTCCGGGTCACTGTGGTCCGTTTCATCGTGCACCGTGAGATGCGGGAATCCGAGGTGGTCATAGAGCCCCGCTTCGTAGCACCGCAGCATGGCTAGCTTCATGAGGTCTGCCGCTGAGCCTTGTAGCCTACGGTTCAACGCCTTGTGTGTGCCTGCGCGTTCCAGGTTTGAACCGTACGCCAGGCGCGCCGCGTCCAGTGGTAACGGTGTGGCTGACACACGACTGTAGCGAGGCACGAACAATGGAAACCGGTTCACGCGCCCGAGCACGGTACGAACCTCTCCGGTGCGTGTAGCTTCCTGCATCGAACTACTCGCCAGGCGTCGTGCTGCCGGGAACCGGTCGGCGTATACACGCTGCACCGTGAGCGCGAGCCGGAAGTACAACGTCTCGTCTTCTGTGTTCGCCAACTCCGGCAGACTGTCCAGAAGCTTGGTGGCCTCCGTGGTGTTCATGAGTTCCTTGAGCATCTCCGCCAGGCGGTACGGTCCTCCGCCATACAGCGTCATGAAGTTGAACGTCTTCACGACGGCGCGAGGCAGACTGCCGCCGAGCATCGCACCGGCTACGTCATGGAAGTCCGTCGTCGGTTCTTGGTAAGCCCGGACAAGGTCGGCATCTCCGCTGTAGTGGGCAAAGAGTCGGTATTCAATTTGCGAATAGTCCAGCTTGCGCCACGTGTTGTATCCCTCGTCCGGTAAGAACAGGCCACGTATCAGCGGACCGAACTCCGGGTCTCGAGCCGGGATGTTCTGCAAGTTCGGTGTGCTGGATGAGAACCGTCCGGACACGGCGCCACTGTCGTCGGTACGTAGTGGGTGGAACTGGCAGAACAACCGTCCGTTGATGTGTGAGTCCAGCACGTAGCCTTCGACGAACGTGACGCGCATCTTTTCGACACGGCGCAGTTCATTGACCAGTCGCGCCACCGGGTGGGGTTGAGCCTTCAGCCAGGGAGCACGGAAGCTGGGCGCGCCTTTGTTCGTTCTTGGGTAAGGAATCCCGACGTCATCAAACAACCGTGCCAGTGTGTTGCCGGCGTTGTACATGTTCACATCGAAGCCAGCGTGCCGGTCAAGTTCATGCTGTAGGGCTTGGCCCTTCTCAAGCAGCCGGTCACGTACCTGCTCAGCACCGGTCACGTCCACACGCACACCACGCAAGCGCATTTGAATAAGCAACGGAATCAAGCGGCACTCTATGTCGAACAACTCGGCGAGGCCCTGTGCCTGTAACGCGGGATACTGCTTAGTGAGAATGCGCATGGGCAACGAGGCATCGGCCTCGGCATAGGGTCCGACCAATGACGGCGGCGCCCGGTGGATGTTGGCTCGTTGGGCGGGGGTGGGCTGGCCACCGTAGGACCGGGCACACCACCGGTATAGATCGTGCGTGACCTTCGTCTCGTCCAGGTACTTCTCTGCCAGCTTGTCCAGGGAGTACCCACGGGTGACGTCGTTGAGAAGTGGCTCAGCGAACTGGACGTCGTGGAATCGTGTCGTCACAGGAAACCGTACGCCCTCGAACCAGAGCCACCCGATGTCGTACATCAGATTGGCCCCGATGATGTGGGGTACCTTGGGCAGCTCATCTCGCGCCCAGGCCAAGACGTGGTCCGGGTCCAGGTTTAGCTCGGGCTGCACGGTGTGACGGAACGGGAGATACCAGGACCGGTCTTCCACCGCCAGGGAGATACCCACGAGGTGGCCGACCCCACGCGCCCAGCCTGGGCCCTTCGTCAGTAGGTCCGGGTCCCAGGTTTCCACGTCGAGCCCTACCCTGTGAACTCCTGACAGCGACGGTAAGCCACGAGAAGGGGTCCAGGGGCTTTCGGGTATAGGTGCGAGGCTACGAGGCGTCCTCGTGCGACTGGTGAGGTCTGGCGGTGGTGTATCCCACCATAGGCCGTCGCTGTCGTAGCGGACTTTCATCGCATGCCCACGAGCACACCTTCCATGCCCTTGCCCCGCCACCGGTACGGTGTGTCGTCGAAGTCCACCACCTCGGCGGCGCGGAGAACGTCCAGGAAGGGTTCCACACGGAGCCTGGCTGGACGGAGACCGGATATCTTCACGGAGGCGTGTGTTTCCCCGTCCTCGGTCTCCACGCCCGTCTCGGACAGCTGTACGACTGGGAGGTCCGGACAGAAGGGCACCACGGTCTCCACGGCCTCCAGCAACTCAGGCAGGTCCGGTCCCACCAGTGGCGGCCACGGGTCGTTGAAGAACTTCTCGACGTCGGGCCAGTCCGGGTGTATCAAGCTGCCAACCAGCCAGCTGCCGTCCGTGTAGAGGAACTCGGCGTGTGTGGCTGTGTGGACGTAGCTGGCCGGTGTCTGCTTCACACGTAGCAGCTCATCTACCAGGGCGGCTGGCCACACGGCGGCGGGACCGTTGTAGGTAAACGGGCGCCGCACTAGGACCACGTTATTAGTAGCCCACATGTAGCCATCTTTCACGAGGACGCCGTGGCTCCATGCCCGGAAGGCATCGGTGCCAATGAACGGACGAATGTCTTGCAGCGCCTGGCGGAGTTCTTGTGGTACGTCAGCGTGACCAGATAGCCGCGTGACCTGGGGGTAGTCTGCCGTCGGTCTGGTAGGCAGCCTAGCACGGAACCGTCCCGAGGATATGGACAGCTGCCCGGAGTCCAGCAGTCGGAGGGTGGGCTCATCGGGGCACGCATCAATAGCCTTGATGAACTTGTCTGCCTGTACAGCGAAGTCTATGTCTAGCTCCGGGCACAAGGCGCCCACGGTGACGAAGCCGTTGCTGCCTTGGATGGTGCCGTCCTGAACACAGAAGGAAGTCAGAATCGGTAGCAGGTTCTTCTTGGCTACGGCTCCACGCACGCGGTCGAGTACGGCCTTCACAACAGGAACCACAACAGGGTCGCGATGTACGTACCGCCAACGATGATGTAGATGGCCGCTATGCAGCAATCCACCTCGTTGAATGTTTCGTCGTCAAATAGGTTTCTCATTGGAACAAGTCTCCGGTGGTGGTGGTGGTGTAGGGAAACAGTTCGCGCGTGCCAAGGGCTGCGTAGACCTTGGCGTTGTGTTGTTTGCGTGCTCGGATATCTGTACGCAGCGTGTCGATGTCGTAGCCATACTGTTCTATGTCTTCGCGCAGGCAGTCCTGAACGTATGGCGGCATGTTGTCGTAATGCTGATTGCTATCGTGCACGTTCGGACTTTGCTCGGACACGGTTACGGTCTTAATCATCCCGCCATCAGTAATCAACGCGACGTGTCCGAATGCCCCGGATTGGACCCACGATGACGAGTCCACGGAGTACCACGGATACCTCCGGACGAGGTCCATAGCGGTCAGCCCGAACCCGTGCACCTTGACCAGTGGCCACCCGGCGCTGTCGGTCAAGTACGTCGACCACAAGTGGTCCAGCCACGGTCGCAACTGGCTGTTGCTTATTGGAACCATCCCGCCGATTGTGATGTGGTCATAGTTGTTGAGGTAGTGTTCCAGGTACTTGGTGTCTTCGCCAAAATGAAAGCACGGCAACACGGTAGCACCGAGGTCCTCTAGTCGGTGTTGATTGTCTAGCGTTAGTTGTGCATCGCCGATGCCGTCCAACACGGACGCCACGTCAACAATGTCCTTGTTCTCTACAATGAACCGTGCGTATGCCTGAATATCTACAGACGTGCCCAAGGTAAACGCGGAGAACGCACCGGAGTCCAAGAAGATACGGCAGCTGTGTTCTCTTAACAGGTCCTGCCTGTTAGGTGCGTTGCCGATGTAGTGGTACGACTCCAGGATGTATGCGTAGTCTGCCACCGGCTCAACGTAATACCGTCCAGTCGCATAGACTGATGCCAAGTAGATACGCTGGCAGCGTCCAACCTTTACGCCTTCTGTTTTCATTTGCCGATTAGTCTCAAGAACTCCGCTCGAGCCTCGGGCTTGTCCATCAACGCACCACGCATCGCGGATGTGATGGTGGTGGCGTCCTGGTGACACACGCCCCGAGATGACATACACATGTGCTCGGCCTCGATGACAACGGCAACACCTTTCGGGTTCAGGTGTTGGACCAGGGCATCGGCAATCTGTGTCGTCCATCGTTCCTGTACCTGGAGCCGACGGCCGAACGTGTCAACGAGCCTGTTCAGCTTACTGAGCCCCACAATCTTGCCGTTAGGAATGTAGCCAACGTGAGCCACACCACGAACAGCAGCAAGATGGTGTTCACAGGTCGACCATGCCGGGATGTTCTTCTCCACCACCATCTCGTCATAGTTGGCGGCGCCGTCCTCGAAGGTCTTCAGCACCTCGGCGGGGTCTTCGCCGTAGCCCTTGGTCCAGTGCCGCCAGGCTTTCAAGAACCGTGCCGGTGTTTCCTTGAGGCCGCCGCGTGTCGGGTCTTCGCCGATGAACTGGAGCAGGCGTGTGCAGATATCGTCGGCTGAAAATTCTTCGCTGTCCTCCCAGGGGAAGACGTGCCATAAGCCTCGCATGTCCTTGTCCGCTCCACTTTTGTCGTACAAGGCATGGAACGGGACACCGGGGAACCGATGTGCAAACGTGGCTCTGGTTGCCCCGCTGTCGATGATGTCGTCAATGAAGACGTCGGCATCTTGCGGGTGGCTGGTGATACGAAAGGGGCCGCGCCGGTCCTTCATTGCCATCACAGCGTACATGGCGGGGATGCCGCCGCGAGGGATGCCGTACAAAGCAACCCCAGGCGTAAGCTGCGTTGCAATCTCCGCCGCGCGTCGTTGGAGGTCTCCGTGCTGTACGTAGTAGGTCTCGTGAGTCACTGTGCATACTCCAGTGGGTCGGCCCAGCCGACAGCGTCAAACGCTTCCAGCCGTTCGGTACAGCTGCCGCACTTACCGCACGCCGTGTAGCCCTGTGGCTGGTAGCACGTCCACGTGTCGGCGTAGTGGTGCGGTCCCAGGCCGATGGCCTGGCCACGGGTAAGAATGCCGGTCTTGTCCAGGTCTTGATACGGTGCCCGAACTCGAACCGGGTGCCAGTTCGCAATCTGCGCCACGCCGTCCATCAGTGCCACGAAGGCCGGTCTGCAATCCGGGTACACGGCGTGGTCGCCGGCATGTTGTCCGAGCCACACTTCGTCCATCTCCAGGTTGACCGCGTGTGCGATTGCGATGGACGTAAACACCATGTTGCGATTGGGCACCACGGTCTTCCGCATGCTGGCGTCGGTGTAGTGTCCCTCGGGCACGTCCATGCCATGCGTCAGGGCTGAGTTACTGGCGAGCTCGTGGAGGAACTCGATATCTACCAGCTGATGCGGGACGCCGAGCATCTCGCAAACCGTGACGGAGTTTTCGAGCTCGACCACGTGGCGCTGTCGATAGTTGAACGACAACGCGGACACCTCGTGGCCCTGGTGAACGGCGTCATGCAGCAGCGTGTAGCTGTCCATGCCGCCCGAGTAACTGACGACGACTTTCATGACGGACTCCAGTCTGCGTGACTGGTGGCGGTTTCCCATACGCGGATATGGGTGAGACGCACACCACGTGGAAGCATGTTGTCGATGAGTGAGCCGAATCGCGATGCCATGTTCTCGGCTGTGGGGTTGTTCGCCCACAAGTGAAGGCGGGCAGACTCACCGTTCGTAGCACGGAGGTCCTCGAACATCCGTGCGAGGTGGTCGTCGTCACGTAGCACCAGGGCATGGTCGTACGGCTCGAGCACAATCCGCATGGCTTTCTTCAGGTCGGAGAAGTCCACCACCATGCCCCGGTCATCGAGGTCCAACGCCTCCACTGTGACCTCGAACAGATAACTGTGCCCGTGGAGGTGGGCACACTTGCCGTCGTAGTTCATGAGACGGTGGCCAATCTCGGCGCGGTATTGTTTGGTGACTGATATCATGGCAGCCCTATTCCTTTGTGTAGTTGGGTGGTGAGTCGGTATCCATATTCAAGGCACGCTCGTGCGGCAGCTTGCAGGTTGCGTTGATTAGCAGCCGGGTCGTATTCGTCACACGGAGATACGAACACGGGTGCGCTGTTTGTCGGACGTGCCGGTGGTACTGCCAGGCCCCTGGTTTGCGTGGACTCGATTGGCAACCCGTCCGCATCGTCCACGTCGTCGGCTCGGATGATGTACTTCCATGCTGCCGCGTGAACCATGAGTTTATGCAGCTTCGGGGTCTTGGGTGAGCAGACGATGTACAGGTTCGGGTGCGTCAGCGGGACGTCGTCCGGCATGACGGTGCCAGCCGTTTCAACCTGGACACGGAAGCCCATATCCAACAGCTTGTCCATCAACGGGCCAACGTTCTGTCGCAGTGGTTCGCCACCCGTGAGTACGACAAGGTCGCAGGGTGTGGACAGGTCGAGAGCCTGGCGGGCGATTGTTGCCACGTCCTGATAGTTGTCCGGGTCCTGGAACCCGGACTCGAACTCCGTGTCACACCACCAGCAGCGAAGGTTACAACCGGCAAGGCGTATGAACACAGCCGGCGTACCGGCAAAGGGTCCCTCGCCTTGCAGCGTGTAGAAGATGGATTGGACCCAGAGCTTGTCATCGTCTACTTGTTTGCGGATGGGGTTGTCGCCGAACATCTAGAGCTCATCCAAGTGCTTCAGCACAGACCGGGCAAGGCTCTTGAGTTCTTCAGCCGTGAACGTGCCACCCGTGATGGTCCAGGTCTTGACCGTGTGGCATTGCCAGGGTCGAGCCCCCGTCTCCGGGGTGGCCTTCGCCGTGTGTCGCATCTTAGGCATCTGGCGTTCGCTCTCAGGCAGTGGCGGGTTGTGGAACGTCAACGTTGCCGACATACGTGCGCGACGTTCCTCGGTCAGGAAGCCGCGCCGCATCATCTCCCGTTTAACCGGGTGGAGCCGGTCCTTGGTCCAACCTAATTGCGCAGCCAACTTGGCTACGTTGATTTGTTGCCCCGGACGAAGCATGCGGCCTACCGTGTCGATTTGTTCGTTGGTGCTTACGAGCGTTGTTGCGTATCCCATAGTGGAACCTCAAGTGGTGGGCCGTCCCTGGCCCTGGTAGTGGGCCGTCCCTGGCCCTGGTAGTGGGCCGTCCTCAGCCCATCTTTTTGGCACAGACCGGACCGATGCCGCGTGCCACGCTTTCCTCGTCTTCGAGCTTGCGACCGCACTTGCCACACGTGCCGGTGAGGTGACCGTAAGCGGCCATCGCGGCGGCGGGGTCCGTGGCAACGGCGCGCAGCTGTTCGATGCACTTGCCCGAGTAGGACTGCCCCGGAGCCTGGCGCCCGTAGTTTGTCCGTGAGCCGTACTCGGCGCCGTCGCTGACGAAGATGTACCCGTGCCAGTTCGACGGCTTCCGGGGACGGGCGATGCGCAGCTTGAGCCGGGTCTCGCCGTCGGGGACAGCGTACAAACCGGACGGGACGCCGGACAGGTCGAGCCCGGTGTCCGGGGCAACCTTGGCAGCGGCAGCCTTCTCGGCGTCCTTGTCCATGCACTTGCGAACGGCCGCAAGCTGCCCCGGCGTGAGGGAGCCGAACTTGCCGAGGTTCTCAAGCAGGGAGTCGGCGAAGTTCCAACGGCCGGCGCGTGCCTTCAGGTATGCCACCTCGGTGGCGTGTTCGTCGGACCACGAGGCCAGGGCGGCAGCCTTCTCGGTGGCCTTCTTGGCCTTGCGTTTGGCACTGTAGTCCTTGCGCGCCTGGCGGGTCTCGGGCGACGTCTTGTAGTAGAGCTTGCCCTTGCCCTTGCACGCGAAGCAGTCACCGACGATGCGCCCGGAGTAGCCACGAAAGAGACCGGAGCCCCGGCACTTGTGGCAGCTTTCTTCGTAGCGTGCCGTGGTGGCCTCGTTCTGGCCGGTGCCCAGGGTGATGGCGGCGATGTCGTCGTTGATGGGCTCGACGGCCTTGCCGTGGACCTGGGTCTGCTTGGTCCATTCGCCAGGGTCTTCCAGGTCGGAGAAGGACAGGTCTTCGCTGTGGGTCTTGGTGCTCATGGTCGTTGTCTCCTGGTCAAGCTTGCGGGACGCACGGAACTGGCGCGCCACGGTCTCGGTGTTGTACCCCATCGCGCCGAGTGCCTGGACAAACTCATCACGGACGACGCCAGGGTTGAGCGCGACGACGGTGCGCATGGCGCTGGTGAGTGAGAAGCCATTGCGGCCGGTGAACTCGGCCGGGTTATCAAGGCAGAAGCGCATGTCGCTGATGATACGGTCAAAGGTATTCATAGTGGCCTCCAGGCAAGGGACCGGTGTAGGTAGGTCGAATATACTTGGTGCCTAGTTACTTGTCTACAGGTTTCTGCCTAGTGTCCTCGAGCCTTCCGCCAGTGCTGGAACTGCCTGGCAGCGGTGGCCTTGTTCAGGCCCTTGTCCAGGCACGCACCGATGGCCATTGCCGAGGTGACGGTGTGGTTCCAGGTCGCGAGGTCATCGCAAACAGCCCACACGGACGCACAGGCTCCACGCTGACGGGATTTCGCCGGGGCGGCTGTGGGAGTGGGGCGGGTAGGGGCCTCGGAGACGGTAGGGGCCAGCGGAGGGATGACTTCGTATACGTGACGGACGTGGTGGCGGCGACCTCGGGTCCAGTCCGCTAACCGTTCGCCATCGAACGCCGCGACGTGGCCCCGGAACGACACGAAGAACTTGCGTCCCCGACACCACCGGCGGAGGACACGTTCGATGCTGACCGGGCCGAAGCCGCCCTGGCCTGGCGTACGTAAGCTGTCCAGGTGTATGCGCTGGACCGTGAACCCGAGCGCAGCAATGGCCGCGTGGTAGTGACCGGGTGGGAGACCGCAGCGTGGCCGACGGCCGTACGAGGCAAGCAGCTGATGGGCAGAGCCGTAGTCCAGGCCGGTGACGACGGCGGTGGCGATGACGGTGCAGTCGTTGGCCTCGTTATAGGCACCGGACTGAATCAGGGTAGCGTGGTAGGAATCCGAGGGGGGCACGGGTCGCTCCGGTGTGGTCCAGGGAGGTGGGCCGTCCTTGGCCCCGTGGTCATCCCTTGTCTAGTCTTCCTGGTCCCTAGCCACGTGTATATGGGGGCGGTGCCGCCACTTCTGGAACTGGGTGCTTGACGTGGCCTTGGGGATACCCTCGGCGGAGGCGCACGCGATGACGTTCTTGCGCACGGCTGCACCCAACTCGTTCAACTCGTCACAGATTGCCCAGACGCGGGCGCAGTTGCCGGAGCGATGCGCACGGTCCCGTGCCTCGTTCTTGGGCACTTCCGGCGTGTCCGTGGTGGGCGCCTTGGTGGGCGCCTTCTTGGCGACCTTGTGGGTGTGCGTGTGAAGCACCGCCGCCTCCATGATGGCCCTGGCGCCGGCAGCCTTGCTCGTGAAGCGGTTCTCTCTGGGCTTCACGGCGTCGGCGCCGTTGAGGTTCAGCATCGAGTTGAAAACGGTCAGCTGTTCCTTAGCGGACAGCTTGGTGAGCAGGTCAAACTCGTCATAGAGGACATACCCGTGATTCTGCGGCACGATACGGTTGGCGGTGGCGGTGGCGGTGTCCACGTCGACGCACTTGCCAAACGATGCCAGGGTGTCGGTGTCCAGGATGATGATGTCGGTGTTCATGTTAGGTTCGGTGAACATGGTCTTAGCTCTCGTCTGTTGTGGTAGGGACGTCCTTTATACTTGGTACCAGCTTACCTGTCAACAACTTTCTGCACCGCCTAGAATGGGATGTACTGGTACTCGAACGATGGGCAGCCCTTGGGGATGACCTCGGCGGGGACCGTCCTCCCACCAGCCTGGCGGCAGGCGCCGCCGAGGTAGTGTTCACACAGTTCGCACCGGCGGTGCTGGTCAGCCAGCCACCGGGCTGCCTTGGCGGTGTCCGCTGCCAGGGTCTCGAACTCGTGGTGGTACTTGGCTACACGCGACAGGGTCACGGCTGCTTGAAACGCGTCGTCCAAGTCAATCTCTATCGAATGGCTCGTGGTCATTACAGGCCTCGCGTTGGTGGTCGATGGTGAGCAGGTTCTCATGCTTGTTACAGAACCACGTCCCGTCCCGGCGGGCCTGTGCGTGTGTACAGGTTCGGCAGCTGACCTGTAACGGGACGTTTTCATGGCACACCGGATGGAACGGGCACATCTTGCACTCATACCAGGACGGGTCACTTGAGATAGGCGGCATGAGTCTGGTCTCAGCAATAATCATCTGCGCGCGTTCGTTCTGGTATGTGGCGAATTCCTTGTCCAGTCGCACACGTTCCATGTATAGCGCGTCGGTGTTCTTGTTGACTGCCAGGTACAACGTTCTGGTCACGTGTAACGCATGCATGTAGACCTGAACTTGTACGTAGTGCTGCGGGTGTGACTTGGCTATTGACTGTGCCTTGGTCAAGGTCTTGAAACTTTTCTCCCCGTGGGTCTTGAACTCCAGCAGGTGTACGGTTTGTGGTGCCTCGGGCAGACGGGCAGCGAAGCCATCGATGGACCCGGCGAAGTGTCCGTCCTTAAAGCCGAACTGCTCACCGTCGCTGTCGGTCTCCCATACGAGGATGTGGGCGTCGCGTAACAAGTCCACAAACACGGCTTCCTCGCGTTCGCCACGTTTGAAGAGACGAAGAATGCGCGCCGGGAAAGATTCCCGATAAGCCCATCGGAACGTGAACTGGACACGGCGTTCGCACCGGTATCCAAGAACAGACGCCCCGAGGTGGGGGCGCTGTTCCTGTTTGGCTCGAGCCAGGACGGCAAGCTCGATTTGGTTTAGCGTCCCGTGGGACGACTCGCCAATTTTAGGCATCCCACGGTGCCCGAGTCCCACCGGTGTCGGCATCGGCTTGGTCCGTGGAACCGTTGGGGTTTGCCGTAGGTCCGACCGCCTCCGGTTTCCACACGGCAGCGATGTCGCTGTACGTCCCGTTAGCTACAACCTTGATGGATACGTTCTTGCCGTGTATCTCTTCAGTGGCCTGCATGTTGGGCACACCGCACACCACGCCTAATGCCTTCAGCTGCTGCCGGCCGATACGTTCGGCTTCGGTGTTTGCATGCACATGGTTGTAGGTGTTTCCGATGATGGAATCCTTGTAAGGGCCAGCCACGATTCTGAACTGGACACGGATATAGGCTCCCGTGCCGTGGGCGTTTGAATGTTCTGCCGACCCTCGTACCTGGGCGAGGTACTGTCCCGGTGGAACTTGGCGCCAGTCATCTTCTTTGACCTGCGTGTTGTCGTACGGTAATTGTGGCATTGTTTACTGTCCTCGAATTTTGTTGGTGATAAGGGTCAGGTCGACCGGCTCGAACATATCCAGGCGGCCGCTCCGGTCCTTGGCTTGGAAGCGGTTATCGGGTCCGGTCTGAAGGGTGCGCTGAAGGTCGCCCTCCGAGTCGCGCTCTACTCGAAGGCAAAACACCTCATCGAATATGTAAGGGATGGATTGCCCGAGTGCTTGTCCGGGCATGCCGGGTCCGTACGTCACGGTGCCGGCAGCGTCGTCGGTGAAGCGTTGTTGCTTGGCTGAGAAATAGACGTTGCGTTCGGGGATGTCACGAAAGGCCCGTAAAAGCTGCCCGACCTTTTGGTGTAGTTCGCCGTACGCCTTGCGGGGGTCTTTTGTGGCCTGCATCTCTCGATGTAGTACTACCTCGGCAATCTCGCTGATGGAATCCAGGCACAGCCATTCGTACGCGTGTTCGCCGTCCTTGAGGAAGCTGTACGCCTCGTGCAACGACTCCAGGCTGTCGATGTTGACGGTGTCGATGTCTTCGCCCGCCAAGGACAGCAGACCAGCCTCGGCGCTGAGAATGATTTGTTTGCCGGGGCACGTCTTGATGAGGGTTGTCTTGCCGGTACCCGCGTTGCCATAGACGAGAACCTTGATGCCTTGTTCGTGAACGTCACGTGTGTTGGTCAGCTTCATTCTTCGACCTTTTTAATTTGGACAGACGGCCGTCCTTGTCTGGTGGTGATAACCCGTGACAACGCAAGCGTCTCCATCTCGTCAGCTTTACGCCATTCACTGACGCGGAGCTCATACTTCTTTTTGAAGAAGCGCTCGATGTCTATCATGTTGTGGAGCTTGTCGACTTCGCCCACGTCAATGGTGCGGTTGAACTTTCGCGTGATGGCCACGGAGTAGGCGTCGGGTTGTACGACGTCGGTGACCATTGTGGTGGTCGTGCCCTCGGACTTACCCGGCAGCGTATCCACAAGCTCGTAGAGGTATTCGAGTCGCCTTTCCTCGGCTTCACGTTGATGCTCTACGGCAGCCAGGTAGTCACGCACGATGTCTAGCGCGCCCCTCACGACATATGCTCTTCAAGCAGCTCGGCTTCGACGTGGCCACGCGCTCGGTTATAGGCACCACGCAGCTGGTCTATGACTGAACGCCGCCGGTTCCGTTGTATTTCATAATGCAGCGCCTTGCCAAACAGGTCATAACGGATTGTCGGATCGTCGGCCCGTAGTTCGGCAATCCAGACCTTAGCCTTGTTGCTGTTGGCCATGACGTCGTCGAAGTACACCACGTCATCCTTGGCTGGACGGTGATGGCGCAAGAAATTAGGTACAGACACATGCAGGCCCTCGTTAGTTAGTAGAGGGAGTCCCTTATACACGTGGCTAGTTCGCCGTTACAAGCTCGGGGATGGGTGTTGTGGAGTCCTTGTGAAAGGGGGTACTTTCGAGTCCCAAAAAAATCCCGACCGAAGCCGGGATTCAAGGACCACTAGAAGGAGTCTGCCTGCATGACCAACACAGGCGCACGTACCACCGAGCGGGAATGTACCACATACGTCAATGCTCCATGTTAGCCAACAACGGCGGGGCGGAGCCGCTACCAGAACCGCCCAACGTCGACGGAATACCTACCGAACTGAAGCAGCGTCGACGGTGGGTGCCGGTGCGTGGCCACTGGGTCATCACCGGCGACGTCTACAAACTGAACAAGACACCGCTTCGTCCAGGGGGCGGGTTTGCCTCGGCTTCCGTCTCTGGCGACTGGTGGTCCTTTGACGATGCGTTGTCCGAGGTTCGAGCCATGCTTGAGCGACGACAGCCCGCGTTGCTGTTCTATGTGATAGACCCTGACGAGGGACTCGTCTATGGCGACGTGGACCACTCCCTGGATGAGAACGGGCAGATAGACCCGGCAGCGCAGAACGACATTGACGGGTTCACGTACATCGAGGTCTCACCGTCCGGACGTGGTCTGCGTTGGATTGCGCGCGGCGTGGCTGGACAGAACAGGGAGGCACAGAACAACACGCGAGCCATTCACGTCGGCGGCTATATCTCCGTGACCGGGCACACGTTGCCAGGGCGAGACAAGGTCACGGCACAGCAGCTGCTTATCGAATCGTTCGAGGACCTGTGCGGGGCTACCTCGGGAGCTAGCTCGCACACGGCGCCCGCCGATGACCGTGACCCTCCACCGGTGGACACGGATGACCTGTCGCTGTCGGACGAGGCCCGTGCGTTGCTGGAGAACATGGTGGCGCCTGTTCAAGGTCGCCGTTCGGATGTGGTCCAGTCCATAGCCAACGCCCTGGCGGGTGACCTCGGGCTCGAGCCTGTGGATGTGTTTGCGGTGTTGAGGCATCACCCTGGGGTGCGTCAGGTTGCGTTAGACCGTCGTAGAGGCCGGGTCGGGCCTGCCCTGGACTGGTTGTGGAACCTGGCGCAACACAGTGAGCCTGCGAGGGCTAAATACGTCGGCGATTGGATACCGCGCGTGCATCTCGACACGTTCGAGGGTCCGGAACCGGTGGGGCGTGATTTGTTCGGTGCCGAGAAGCCGCATCCGCCCGAGGTACTCATTGATGGGCTCATCCCCTGCGACGTGTTCGGGTGGGTCGGAGCCGGTGGCCTGGCAAAGACAACGCTCATGCTGTGGCTAATGGTGCACATCGTTACAGGGCGCCGGGTTGCCGGCAGGCCGGTGCGACATCCTGGGCCGGTGCTGTTTCTCACGGCGGAGGACGACTTGGCGGTGGTGCGTTATCGGCTACGGGAGATTTGTGACGGGCTCGAGCTAACCGACGTGGAACGTGAGCAGGTAGCACTCGGCGTTTACGTGGAAGACGTGACCGGCATGCTGCTGCGGTTTGTGGAGGGAGACCGGAACTCGAACCTGACCATCACGCCGCACGTCGACAACCTGTGCAAAGCCTACGCAGACATCCGCCCGGTGTTGATTGTGGCAGACCCGGCTATTTTCTTCGGACCTGGAGAGAGCCGGGTTAATGATGCTGAAGCTGCGCTCATGGCTGTAGGCCGTCGCATCGGTTCTGAGCTGCGCCGTGACGGACGCCGGGCTGCCTTCGGCTGGATCCACCACGTGTCCCAGGTGGTGGCCCGTGAGGGCATCGTAGACCAGTACGCGTCACGTGGAGGTACGGCGTTTGCCGACAACTCTCGCGCTCAAGTGGTGTTCTCACGGCACACGACGGACCATCCCAAGTATGCACCGCCGGCTGATGTGCTGCCGCACGATATCGAGGAAGGTCGGGTGCTACGGATGCACATAGCCAAGTTCAGCTATGGCGCCCATGCTGACCAGCCGTTGTGGGTGGTCCGTGGTGCCGGAGCGGGGGCGTTCACGTTCAACGTTTTCGATTCGCCAGCCAGTGCCGAGGCCGAGGCGGTCCGCGAGGCGGAGCGCAGGCAAGCGGCGTTGGACGATGCTGTCACGGTGTTCGCGTTCCTGGACGGCGAGTTGAAGACGGGAGCGTATCACACGAAGACGTCACTTCGTGAGCAGGTCGGCCGGGTGGGTGGCGGTGTGTCGGTTCGGCGTGTTGCGTCGGCTGTGTCGCACATGCTCTCCACGGGGTGCTTGAGGGAGACGCCCTTGCCCGCCGAGGCGTCACACGGAGGACGGTCTACGTACCTTCACCCGGTGCGCTCGCCGGCATCGTGAAAGTGTACGGGTACCGTCCGGGTCGGGAAGGTTTCTGGCGTGGGAAGGCAACTAAGTTCTACCCGTACACCCGTTCACCCTAAAGGGTGTACACACGGGCGTACGGGTAGGGACCTTGACGGTCCCCTTACCCTCCCGCGTACGGGGCTGAGGTGTACGGGTAGTGTACGGGTAGTGTACGGGTGTACGGGTAGGGGGCTTAAATGGACGGAAAAGGGCGACGGTCGAAGGGTCAAAGCGGCGAACGGGAACTGGCTGG